GATGCCACAAAGTTAGTGTGATAATAGTGGCTTACATCAATGAAATGGGGTTTACCCCAACGATAGTTTGCCAAATCTACACCATTAACATTCAACTTGATTTTGTTTGTGGGTGATGTGAGAGCGCTATTAGTTGTAGTGTTAGAAGACGCCAAGTATTTCACGGGATGATTGAACGTCAGTTCTTGCATTTTCGTTCCGGATGGGATACTTTTTTGTACTTGGGTGATGAGGATGTCATGAGTACGAGAAGCAATATTTCCACGCTCTTCAGTGTCAAGATAGTAGTAATTGGCATAACATTCTACATTGTAGTTTGCAGCTTGGGATGCCCAGTTAATCCTAATTTCCACGTTATGGTAGTTTAATGCAACGATTGGGATAGCTAGACTAGGACTTTCACAATGGAAAAATCTAAGAGGGTAAAAAAACGACCGAGCAGATATACCCGGGTGAGTNNATCTGAGAGGGTAAAAATAAGATCGAGCAGCTATACCTGGGTGGGTACCTAGAGTACTCTTCGATACATTTGTGGCAAAAGTATCCACGGCAATGTTTTCTGTGAATACGGCGTCATGTTTATCAACAACGGAACCCCCAATTAAGAGCTCGACGCTTTCGATAATATTGTCCCACCTTTGGGAATCGAGGGCGGTTGTATTATCATCTATAGTGAAATATACATGACCTAAAAGATCACCAGATCGTTCAAATTGAACACTGGATAACGAGTTGTTTCTCACCGCTCCGTGGATTGTTTGCTTTTCGACGGATTGTGAGAAATTAGCATGCCTTTTGAAAGTTGAATTGAAAAACGACACTTGGGGATCACCTACGATCCATTCATCCTGAGCGCCGGCTGCCATCAATTGAACAATACCTGGGGACATGGTATACTATAGTAAAAGGAGAAAATTACAGGTTGGTTTTTCTACACACGAAACGAATTATTAAAAAATTATCCTTAGCAGGACTTGATGGCACAATTGGGTTACCATCTTGGTTACGAATGTTAACAGTGAAACGATCAATGCTGCGAATTGGGTTCACATATTGAGTCACTAATGAATAGTTATCTTTGTAAAGAAATGTCGCAGTACCTTCACTAACAATACTAGCGAAAGAATTACGAACAACACTTTTAGACGCTTGACCATTTGGTTCGTTAGAAGCACGCTCCGTGAAAATACTGTCAAGTTCCTCGATGGAAAGATAACAGTGTTTGGTCGCCGTGGTGGTGTTAATTCTAGCAGCTAACAATTTAGCCTGTACAACATTTTTCAGGGGTTGTTGAAGATGACAAGTGAAAGTATTGGCAGTAGTCTGTCCAATTGAATCAATAGTCACGGTGTGGTATTCGTGCTGAAGGTCTGGAATCAACTGAGTAGGAGTTGTAATCAGCGCCATATATTATTAGCTTAGATTAAAGATCCACCGATTCCATCTGTGATTTCATAACCACCAGCTTGCGCGGAGACCAACTTCTGGGCACCACAAACACCCCCTGGAGTTAAACCCTTGGCGTAAGGGCCACCTTTCTTACCAGAACCAGCGGTACATTCGAGTTCGACTGGGAGATCGAAGACGGAACCATCATTGGAAGTTTTGGTGGTAATGGGTGTATACTTACTGCTTGTACTGGACTTAAGAGCCCCGAGAGCAGATATGACCAAGAGAAGAATAACAATCATGGTGAGAGCATTGCGGCTGACACGATTGAGAGAGGAGAACATTTATAATGAACCAATATTTTTTTAAACTGCGTTAAAGGTAATTTTTTTAGTTTCTACATAGAGAGTAGATGGACGAAGAGATCGTAATCGATCGAGGAAATACCAGTGTTATGAAATTGGATGCAGATGAGCAGGCCATCATGGATGAGATTGAGATTTCCGCCCCCCGCCCTCAGCGTGTACCTAGACCAACTAGACCCAATTACAATGCACCTCCAATGGCACAGCAACAGGAAAGTATGGATGCCTTCGTGAACCCCACTAAACAGACTAACCAGAATGCTTCGGCTCCAGATGAAGAAATTGACTATGGTGATGGTGATGAAGATGCCAATTTTTTTGACGATGCTGATGATTATGGAAATCAGGGTCCAGGACAAGAGGATGAAAAACCTACGAAAGGGTACGGTTCAATTGACGAGGAGAAGGCTGATCTTATCAACAAGTTGGGACGCCTTGAGAAGAAGGGTTTCACTGTAAACAAGAGACTCAACGCTTACTCAAATGTTGATGAACTTAGATCTGAGGTGAAGCGTATCACCTACAGTATTGATGTTGAGCAGTCTATTCGTTTCTCGCGACGAATGTTGGTGGCCTGTGTAACAGGTTTAGAGTTTCTCAACAAGAGATACAACCCCTTCGAGATTCAGCTAGAGGGTTGGTCTGAAAGTATCATGGAGAATGTTGATGACTATGACGGTGTCTTTGAAGAGTTGTATGTTAAGTACCGATCCAAGATTTCGGTTGCTCCAGAGATCAAGCTGATCATGATGCTTGGTGGTTCGGCTATGATGTTCCATCTTACCAATAGTATGTTTAAATCGGTGATGCCCAATATGAATGACGTCATCAAGCAGAACCCAGACCTAGTCAAGAATATGATGAGCGCTGTTCAGAATACAACTCGTCAAACTGATGGTCCCGCAACGGAGGCTCCTGTTGGCGGAACTGGTGACTACCAGATGCAGGGACCTGGTATAGACATCTCCAGTCTAATGGGTGGTATCATGATGCCCCCGGCGCCTCCTATGAACACCACTGCCATTTCGGCGACTGATAAGCAGATGGAAGATGACGATGATATTTCTGACATCATCTCTATTTCGGGTGACTCCACGGGTGGTGAGGTCAAGGAGGTCAATGTGGCGACAACCAAGACGAGGCGTACCAGGGGAAGGAAGGCAAAAAAGGAAATTAATCTCTAAACATATATAAATGATAGCTTACTATCCTTTGGAGGAATTGGATCCTCCAAAGCCACAACAGAAGTCTGTTGGTAAATCTGAAAAGACTCAGGTTGGCTTAGAAGAAAGTGAATTGAATTACATCGTGATAGCTTTCATTGCCGGAGTTATCGCCTTAGCTATATCCGACGCCATCAGGGCGTAATTGTTTCTTTTACCGCGGGGTTATCCCTCGTAGTAAATTTAATAAGTGAAAGTCTGGATCAATTCACCAGTATCAGAATCTACGGCTGCATCGGTGACATTGTTTCGTATTGTCTTAAGTTTTCCGCCACGAGAAGTCATTAGTTCAACGTGAATGTCATACGAATATTCTCGGTTGGACTCTACATTAGCGGGTTTGATAATAATACCCTTTTTACCAACAACGATGCTAGGATTCCAAGGATAATCTGAGTCACCACCAAATAGATTCTTTGTACCCACAGTAATGAGTTCATCTGCTGCGGATGTACTTCCATCATGTGTACCACCTTGGATCTCCAGAACCATTATACTCTGATCTCTATTAGTCGGTTCACCGGCAGTGACTGTAGTACCATCTACACTCTTATTATCACGCTTTCTTAACATACATACAATCCTAGCATAAAATGAACCATGGTCAAATAATAAACGAACCATTTTTGCTTTAATTGAACCAAGTTCGAATGTCTGTGAATATCTCTTACACGCAACATTACTAGACCCTGTGATGAGACCGCCACCAATTTGAAGATCGGTTGTGGCTTCTACACCACCTAGACCAATCGCTACCTGGTTACCAAGATCAATCTTGCCGTCAATGTTCAGATCACCTGTGACTTCAAGATTACTGTTGATAATCATCTCATTCGAGTATGGGTCCACGTAGACATTACCCGAAACATCACCGTATACATTGGAAACTGCCAAATCATTACCAGGTGTTGTAGTAGCAAACTGCATCATAGCATTACTAGTTGCGTGTTGCATGCGGGATACACCATTGTAAACGGTAAAGTGTTCACTTGGATTTACTGTACCTATCCCAACATTTGACGTATGTATTATGTGAATACCGTCACCATCCGTTCCATTATTGGTTGCTCCAATGACAGTACCATGTACGGAATGGGTGGAATCACTGAATCCTCTTACATATCCTCCATAGTTACTATTTGTGTGAAGAGTTAGCCCAACCTTAGAGTTAGTACCAGGGTTTTGAAGTTTAAGTACATCTATGTCCCCAGCTGAATCAGAGTATATGTGAACATTAGATGTGGGTGAACTGGTACCAAATCCAACCAATCCCTCGTGTGTAAAACGAAGATATTCGATGTTGTTTTGTTTGAACGAAATGGGAGATGTATCCAATGCTTCAAAAACGTTTACGAGACCACCAGATGTAAATACATCCATTTTACCAAACTTAAGTTTTTGTGTTTCACCGAATTCCAAACCACCATTAATAAATAACGTTGTACCCGCCGCGAGTGTTGCCTCACGAGCCGGATTTGATGTACCCATAAAAATTTTACCATTGTTACCAATTAACATAGCTCTATCGAGATTTGTATCATTTTTTATAGCGCTATCAATGAGTGGACCACTGACAGGTGTATTTGTTGAATATACTTGAAACAAGTGATCCGCTGCTATGTGGCGAATTCTATCGGGACCAGCTGCCGAAGTAGAGTCAGTACCTTTAA